CAGACGTTAACTACGTCATGAGGATGCTCGAGGCGAAGGGAATTTCCTTCCTTGTGAAGGATCTCCCAGAACTCGGGAGAGCGTGCGATAGCGCGCTCGCGGCCGGTCTCCCCTTTGTCCTTCCATCCTATATGGATGAGAGGAATTCCAACGGGCACCACTTTTTACAGTGGTTAACTCGCTGGATTTGGGACGCCGAAGGACGGATGGTTGAAAATCCATCCTGGTTAGCCATCAAAGGCCTTAGACAGGTTACTTACCTGTTCTACAAACTGGAGCTTGAATATGACAAAACTTCCGCGCAAGCGGTTATCGAGTCATTCAAGGAAACTGAAGCCGAGCTTTGGAGGGATTACCCCCCTGATCGCCCGGACAGTAGCGAGAGCTTATTGGTCCTTGCCCGCACACTCACGTGTCGCGTGTTTGGCCATTTTGATCACCTCGATATTGTTCCTCGTCATGGACCAGGATCTGTTGCAACTGGTGAGAGCCAACCTGAAAAGGTTACTTTCAAACGGTTGTACCGGAGATTAGAAGACGTTTATCCGTTTACGGAATTTAACGTCTTCTCCCTGGGTCACTTGTGTGACGAAGCTTCATACCTCGAATCCCTCACTGAGTTGGAAACTGGCACGGCGAAAGTCGTGCTGGTGCCCAAAGACTCTAGAGGTCCGAGGTTAATCTCGTGTGAACCCCTCGAGTATCAATGGATTCAGAGTGGACTCGGCGACAAGATTGCTGCTCATCTTGAGCAGCATCGCTTGACACGTGGGCAGGTGAATTTCACCGACCAAAGTGTCAATCGTCGCTTGGCCCTATCTGCGTCCAAAGACCGCGAATGGGTTACGCTAGACCTCAAGGACGCAAGTGACCGTGTTTCACAGTGGCTGGTAAACCAGTTGTTTTGTGGAACTCAGCTCCTCAGCGCGCTTAATGCGTGCCGGAGCACGGCAACACTGCTCCCTGACTCCACCGTCGTGAACCTAGCCAAGTTCGCCCCTATGGGCTCTGGCTTATGCTTCCCTGTGGAAGCATTTGTGTTCTACGCCGTGTCAGTCGCGGCCTTGGTACATATGGGACAGACTTGGGCGCAAGCCCGTAAATCTGTCTACGTGTACGGAGACGATATCATCGTCCGAGCACAAGTCGGCCCGCTCGTGATGGCAGCCTTGGAATCAGTTGGATTAAAACTCAACTATGCCAAGTGTTGTGTAGCTACTCCCTTCCGGGAGTCCTGCGGCATCGACGCCTTTAATGGTGAAGATGTTACTCCGTTCAGGATTAAGTCTACATGGTCCGCTCTCCTTAATGGAGATCCTGGTGCAATCGCCTCGTGGGTAAGTTACTCAAACTTACTTTCCACGAAGGGATTCGTGCGCAGTAGTGATATTGTCCGCAAGGACATCGATAGCGTTTGTTATTCGCTATTCGGGATTCGTATTCCATTTGTGACCCCGATTCCGTCCGCAAGGACGATCTGGGTCGACGGCAAGCTTGTCACAACGAAAGTTGTTGATTTGCCAACCGGAATGTTTTACGTTCCGCACTTCTGCGAAGATGCCTACGAATTGTCCAAATCTAAGGGCTGTCGCTTCCGGAGTAATCCGGATTTGCAACGGCTCGAAGTGAGGACTCTAATCGTCGACGCGATCGTGC